GTTCGCGCCAGCTCGCGCCCCCGTCCAGGCTCAGGCTCGCCTCGGCCCGCCGCCAGCCGGGCTGTGTCCCCGCCGCCGCCAGGAACAAGTCCGGGGTCGTCGCCGCCGCATCGTCGAGGCCGGGCAGCTCGATCAGCGCCAGCCGGGTCGCGCCCGCCGCCAGATCGGGCGCGGTGGCGGCACGGCCCGGGTCGATCGGGGGCGTCACGCCGACCGCCGCGGTCTCGCGCCGCAGGCGCAGGCGGAGCACCATCTGCTCCAGCGTCCACTGTTCGATCCGCCAGATATCGCCGTCGATCGCCGCGCGTGTGCCCGCCCGCGCCGCGATCATCTCCCACGGCAGCTGCACCGTCACCCGCTGGCGTTCGCGCCAGGCCCGCGCCAGCGCCTGCTCGGCCAGGTCGCGCGCGGTCTCGGCCGCCAGCGCCGCGGGCAATTCGATCCGCTCCTCATGGCCGGTATTGCCGCTGCGCCGCGCGCGCTGCAGCCCGGCCTGATAGTCGCGCGCCGGATCATAATAGGTCAGCGCGGTCGCATCGGGCAGTCCGCCCGCCGCGGCCGCGTCGCGCAGCCGCCGCGCCGGCCGATCGCCCCCCTCCTCGGCCGTGCCCAGCCAGGCCGGGTCGATCGCGATCTGCGCGGGCGTGTCGATCTGCAGCGCCGCGCCGTCGTCGCACAGCGCCATCGGGCAGACCGCGGCGAGCGTCTCGATCGCCCCGCGGACGCTGTCGCCGCTCGCCGCGAACCCGGCCAGCACAGGGCCGCCCGTGCCCGCCGCGATCCGCCCCTCGCTCAGCTCGGCCGCGATCCGCCCGATCGGCACGGGCGCCGCGTCGGCTTCCACCTCGAAGGTCAGCGACGGGATGCGGTTGCCGAAGTCGCTCAGCAGCAGGTCTTCGAACACCGCATAGGCGATCCCGCGATGCGCGGGCGTCAGCGCGACCCCCTCGGCCGCCGCGATCAGCGGGTCGACCGCCTGGTCCTCGCCGCCCGGATGCAGCCGGAACCCGGTCTCGCTCTTCCAGTCGCCCGCCGCCCCGCGCAGCAGCTTGCCGTCCGCCCAGATCCGCTTGACCGCGCGGATCGGCCGCGCCGAAAGCGCCACCGCGAACGACGCGGAATAGCTGTAGCTGGTCGTCGCCCCGCCCGCTTTGCCGCCGCCGCTATGATGCCGGTCCTCGCGCAGGTCGGTCGCCCAGATCACCGTCCCCGCCACGCGCATCGTGCCGAACAGGCGCGGCAGGCGCGTGCCGTAGGACGATGTCTGGACGCTCAGCTCGCCCAGCCGCGGTCCCTGGCGGCCCCTAGGCTTCAGCACCGCCCGGTCGATCTGGTTGCCCAGCACCGCGCCGATCGCGCCGCCGATCGGCCCCGCCGCCAGCGTTCCCACCGTGGTCAGCACCAGCGTCGCCATCACCCCTCCTCCCGCCACGCGCCGATCACCGCACCATCGGGGCGGCCCGGCCTCTCGACCACGCGGCGCAGGCGCGCGTCGGCATGGACGAACCCGCCCTCGGTCAGCACCGCCAGATGCAGCTGCCCCGGTCCCGCCGCGAGCAGCACCAGGTCGCCCGCGCCGGCCGCCCCGCCCGCGATCGGCCGCAGCCCGCTCCGCCCGATCGCCGCGGCGATCGCCCCCGCATCGCCGCCGCGCAGCGCATAATCGGCCGGGACCGCGCGGGCGAAGGCGATCGCGGCGACCCCGACGCAGTCGAGCCCCCACGCCGGATCGCGCCCGTGCGGGCGGAAGCGCGCCCCGATGCAGCCGCGCGCCCGCGCCACGATCGGCCCCGCATCCGCCATCTCAGGCGCCCGGATAGCGGGTGAGCAGGTCGGCGCCCGGCAGATAGGGCTCGCCCCGGAAATTGGCGGCGTTGCCGAAGCGCGCGGCGCAGGTGGCGATGGTCCGGTCGCACCCCTCGGTCAGCTCGACCAGCACCCCGATCGCCGGCAGGTGCGCGGGCGGATCACGCAGCACCAGCGTCGCGCCGCTCGATCCGGCGACCAGGCTGGTGAGGCCGCTGTTGGCGCCCTCGATCCAGCGCAGCCGGCCCAGCCCATAGGCGTTGGCGCGCGGCTCGGCTTGGTCGACCGTCAGCGTCGGCGCCGCCCAGCCGGTGACGCGCGCCAGTATCACCCGCCCGGCCAGGTCGATCCGGCACCGCCGGTCGCCCAGATCGGCGCGGCAGCCGGGGCTGGTCTCCTCGACCACCGCGCGCCCCAGCGGCGCGGTCGGGCCGGCCAGCTCGGCGGTGAACGCGCCGTCGCGCACGCCCACCTCGCCCAGCGTCCCGCGCGCGAGCGCGATCGGCGCCGCGTCGGGATCGCCCCAGTCGAGCGCGAACAGCCGCACCGCGGCCTGGTCCCATCGCCCCGCCGCCAGATCGGCCGCGCTGATCGCATCCCCGCTCAGCGCGCCCGCCACGTCGAGCGTATCGACGTCGAACCCGTCCGAGATGCTCACCGCCGACGGCGTCATCCCCGGGCTCGCGCGATAGACCAGCCCGTCGCGGACGATGTCGCGGTCGTGGCCGGTGAAGCCCAGGCTCACCCCGTCGCGGCGGTCGATCCGCCAGCAGAAGGCCAGCGTGGTCAGCGGCTGCTGCCACCAGTCGCTCATTCCGCCGTCTCGCGCAGCTCGATCAGCGGCACCGACGGCGCCTCGCCCGCCGCCACCGCCGCGAGCGAGACCTGGAGCTGGTCCTGCTCGAACCGCACCGGCACGTCGAAGCGGAAGCCCGCGCTCACCGTCGCCCCTGCCGCCGGCGGCGCGTCGAAGGCGACGATCCCGCCCGGCTCCAGCATCCAGCCAGTCAGGCGGATCGCGCCGTCGATCCCGACATGCACGCTCCCCGCCACCGGGCGGGTGATGCGCCGCTGCTCGGGCGCGTCCTCGCCATAATATTTGACCAGCGGAAACCGCGTCCGGCTGCCGTCGCCGGTCCCGATTACGACGTCGTCGAACCCCGGATCGCCCGTCATCGCGTGCGAACTGTCGTCGAACGGGTCGCGAAAGCGGAACCCGCGCGCGCGTCCCCGTCGTGCGCGAAAGAAGGCGATCAGCGTCTGCATGTCGCGTTCGGACCGGATGCCCGGCCCCGCATCGAACCGCATCCGTGCCTGCGCCCAGTCGGCGTTGCGCTGCTCCGCGCCCGAAGCGGCGCTCACCACCGCGGTCGAGAAGCCCGGCTCGGCGCTTGCGGTCCGGCCGATCGCGATCGGAAAGGTCACGTCGTCGAATGCCTGCACCGCATCCTCCCCCTCGATGTCGAAATGGACGAAGCCGTCGCGCATCGCCTGCGGGATCGCCCAGACGAAGATCTCGGCATGGCCGCGGCGGCGCCCGGCCTCGGCCGCCGCGTCGATCCGCTGCCACAGCGGCGCCGCCGCGCGGTGGAGCACGAACCCGCTGAAATAATGCGTCTCGGCCGCCGGATAATTCAGCCGCGCGACCGCCGCCGCGATCCCGCGCGCGGTCGCCGCGCGGTCGCCCGCCACGACCCAGTCATAATCCTCGAGCTGCAGCCGGTCGAACGCCGGCCGCGCCCAGCCGGCCGGCACGTTGGCGCGCCGCACCTCGGGCGCGCGCTGGTCGAGCAGGCTCGGCAGGTACGCGAGCAGCAGCAGCTCCGCATCCGGGGCCAGCGCCCGGACCGCATCGCGGATCCCCGCAGTCGCGCCCGCCAGCAGCGCGCCCGCCGCGTCGAGCAGCGCGGTCTGCGCCGCGTCCATCGGCGCGAACACGCTCGCGATCGCCGGCGGGCTGCCGCCGAACGCGGCGCGCGCGGCATCGTCGTACAGGCAGATCTGGCCCGCGCCCGTCACCCACCACCATGGTTCGCCGATCTGGAAGCGCACGCGCTGCCCCGCCGCCTGCGCGATCGCGACGAACGCCTGCGCCACCGCACGCAGATAGGCCATCGCGCCGGCATGCGCGGGCGACAGCAGCGTCGATGGCGGCTCCCATCCGGTCAGCGCCGGCGCGCCATCGGCGGTCCGCTGCTTCCAGTCGTTCCAGCAATGCGCGTCGAACAGCTCGAACGACAGCGACAGGATGATCTCATAGCCCAGCGCCTTGGCGCGTTCGGCGAAGTCGCGATGCCACGCCGCGCACGGCGCGTTGAGCGTGCCTCCCGCCAGGCTGACGTAGAAGCCGCCGCCGAGCGGCTCGAGCCGGAAATAGTGGCTCATGCCGACATAGTGATTGATCACCCGGCGATAGCCGAGCTGGAGGATGTTGCGCAGCAGCCGCGCCGGCGTCAGGTGATAGCTGTCGTCATAGCCGCTCGCGATCCGCAACCCATGTTCGGGCACGATCGCGTCGCCGATCGCCAGCACGGTGCGCGCGCCCGCGCACGCCATCTCGGTCAGCCGCACGCGGCCTTCGGCCGGGCCGGGCAAGGGCGCGGCGCTGTTGGTGTAGCCCGGCGCGACCAGCGAGATGAACAGCCGGTCGACATCGCCCGCCCACACCGGATCGGCCTCGCCCGGCAGCAGGAACCCGCCCGCCAGGTCGTCGAAGTCGATCGTGATGCGCGCATCCTCGGGCGTGCCCTCGGCATAGTTCCACAGCCGGACATACCAGGCGCGCGGCGCGCCGGCCGCGTCGCGCCCCTCGATCGTCAGCGTCGGCCCGTTGACCGCGTCGAGCGGCTTCATCCCGTTCGACTGCCAGCGGAAGCGCAGGCGGCAGCCGCGAAAGTCGCGGTCGGTGGCATAGGCCAGCAGCGGATGGTCGTGGCGGTCCTCCGCTTCCCAGATCAGCCCCGCCAGGTCGTCCTGGCGGTAGAACACCGCATCCACCGTCAGCGCATGCGTGCCCGCGGTGACGACCGACGCCATCATCGGCCGCGGGAAATTGACCGTCCAGAAGCGCGCGTCGAACCGCGTGACGAATCCCTCGGTCGGGCGCGTGTCCGGTGGCGCCAGCCGCCAGCCCATGCCTCAGCCCTCCGCCGCCTGCAGCGCGCGCGCGACCGCCTGCGCCACCTGCCGGCTCGACCGGGCCAGCGCGCGCGGCGCCTCGCCCGGCGCGGCCGCGATCGCGATCGACACGCGCACGTCGCGCGCCGTCGCGCCCGATCCCGCATGGGGCAGCACCGTCCCGCTGCTCGTCGGCACGAACAGCTCGGGCCCGCGTTCGCCCACCACATAGGCCGCGCCCGGCGCCACCGGCCCGCCGGTCGCCCGTCCCGGCAGGCCCAGCACCGCGGTCAGCAGCGATCCGGCGAGGCTGCCGAGCCCGCCGCTCCCCGCCCCGATGCCGCCGCGCAGCGCCGCCGTCGCGATCTCCTCCAGGCTGCGCAGCGCCACCGCTTTGAGGTCGTCGAATCCGATCTTGCCGCTGCGCACCGCACGCGCCAGCGCGCTCTCGATCGATCGTCCGGCGCGCTCGGCGCCGCTCTCCAGTCCGTCGGTCAGCGACGCGCGCATCGTCGCGACGTCGCGCGCGAACCCGTCCTTGTCGGCGCGCACGCCGATCAGCAGCCGCTCGATCTCGTCATCCATCGGGAAACCTCTCCTTGAGTCGGCCGATCGCGTCCGCGGTCGGGGGCGCGGCCTGGTCGCCGCGCAGCGCCACGATCACCGCGGCCAGCTCGCGCGGTGTCGCCGCCCAGAATTCGTCGGGCCGCCAGCCGATCAGCGCCCCGGCCTGGCCCGCCAGCCGCGCCGCCGACTCCGCGAAGCGCGCGCTCATCGCCCGGTCAGGATCTCGCCGATCAGCCCGCGCAGCAGCGGCGTGGTCGCCGCCAGCCCGCGCTCGACGATCGCCTCGCCCAGCTGTGCGCGGGTCAGCCCGGCGGGCCGCTCGCGCAGGCAATGCCAGAACAGGCCGGCCACCTCCTCCAGCCGCAGCGCGCCCGCCGCCGCCCGCTCGACCAGCGCGAACAGCGGGCCCAGCTCCTGCTCGGCCGCGACCAGCGCGGCGAAGGACGGTCGCAGCACCAGCGTCGCCCCCGCGACGATCAGCGGCGCCTCGCCGCGCGCCGGGTTCGCGCTCACAGGCTGATGACCGCGCCCGAGCTTTCGAGCGCGACCGTGTAGCTGCGCTCGCCGTTGAAATCCCCGGCATAGTCCAGCCGCGTCAGCAGGAAGCGCCCGCGCATCCGCTCGCCGCTTTCGAACGACAGTTCGTAATCGTCGATCAGCCCCGCCAGCGCATTGCCCTTGAGCCGCGCCTCGGCCGCCGATCCGGTGAAGATGCCCGCCCCCGCCACCGATACGCTGCGCGTCCCCGCGCCCGACAGCAGTTCGCGCCATCCGCCCGAACCTTTGTTGGTGATCGCCACGCTCTCGCCGTTGATCGAAAGCTGGGTCGTGCGCAGCCCTGCCACGGTCGCGTAGGTGGGCGTCACCGCCCCGTCGCCGACCTTCAGCAGGAACGCGCTGCCTTTCTCCGCCGCCATTCGCCTTCTCCTCGTCCAGGGCCGTCAGCTTTCCAGCGTCCGCACCCGATATTCGACAATGCCCGCCCACGGCCCGTCCGCCCGGCGCAGGATGCGGCTGCGCAACAGCGTCAGGCTCGCGATCCGGTGGTGCGGCAGCGCCGCCGGCAGCGCCTCGATCGCGCTCTCGACCGCGCCGACCAGCCCGTGCAGCCGCGCCGCACGCCCCGCTTCGTCCCAGATCGTGATCGCCAGCCGATGCTCGCGCCCGCGCGCCAGGCTGTGGCTCCAGTCGCTGCTCAGCCCGTCGCCGATCACCACATAGGGAAAGGCCGCGCGCGGCGGCGGGCCGTCGAACACGCCCTGCGCGATCCCGGCCACGCCCGCCGCGCCCGCCAGCGCGGCGACCAGCGCCGCCTGCAGTTCGGCCGCCGCGCTCATCGCCGCGCCCCGCCGATCGCGACCACGCGGTCGGCCAGCGCGGGATCGTCGATCACCTCGCGCACCTCGATCACGTTGGTGATCCGCTCGATCCGGTCGCCGACGCGCACGTCGCACGGCCGCAGCGTCACCCGCCACAGCGGCAGCGCGCTCGCCGCGTCGCCCACGTCCGACGCGCCGTGCCCGGCGACGCGGACGCTCGCCCACACCACGTCGATGATCGTCCAGTCGTCCTCGGCCGCGCCCAGCGCGTCCTGGCCCGCGCTGCGCCGCTGCAGCACCACGCGCTCGCGCATCGTGCCGGCGAATTCGCCCAGGCCGCTCATGCCAGCCGCATCCGGCGCCACGGCCGCCACAGCGCCGCCACCGCCGCCGGCGGCGCGGCATCGGCGGCGGCGTCGCGGTGCGTATAGAGGTGGCTCGCCAGCCGGATCGCGCCCTGACGGATCGGCTCGGGCAGCGCCTCCCAGCCGTCGGCGAGGCCCGCCGAATAGCGTACCCGCAGCCGGCCCGCTGCGCCGGCCGCGGTCAGGCGGACCCAGCCGTCGCCGCCGGCATCGATGTCGATGCCATATTGGTCGATCGCCAGCGGTGTCGCGACGCTCGCCGCATCCTCCACCGCCACCTCGGTGATCGCGCGCACCGGGGTCCGCCCCAGCCGCCGCCACGCCGCCGTGGCGGGGATCGTCTCCTCGACCGCGCGCGTGATCAGCAGCTGCCCGGTGAAACCCTCGCCATGCGCGATCGCGCTCGCGACCAGCTGCGCCAGCAGCGTGTCCTCGTCGGCATGATCGATGCGAAGATAGACCTTGGCGGCGGCGATCGCGGCGGGCGGCGTCGGAATCGCGGCGGCCGCGACGCGGCTCGAATCCCGCGCCCGCGCACGGGGCGACGCCGCGCATGCGGCGCCTGCGAATATGGTCATGCGGATGCTCCCGGATCGGGGACGAAAAG